ACTAATTTACATCAAACATACGCAGCTGGAACAACGTTATTTCTTAACTTTACAGCAATTACCATTAGTTCAGGATTAGCATTAATTTACAAGAACAATACTTTATAATGAAATTTGCACTTTCAAATACAATTAGACAATACAAAAGTGGTGTTTGGACACCAGCAAATTTATCAGGATTACAGGCTTGGTTCCAAAAAGATACTGATATATTAGAAAGTGATGGATCAAGAGCGGAAGATGGAGAAAATATAACACAATGGAGTGATCAAAGTGGTAATAATAATCATTTAACAGCTCCTGATAATTATTTTACTTTTGATGAAGCAAGTGGAGGTGTAGAAAGTGGAGATGCAGAAAATGATAAATTACATTTAACAAGTCAATTAAATTTTTCAGGACAATTTTCAATGTATTTAAAAGTTAAATTTAGTACATTTAGCAGTGGTGCTACAGATTTGTTTTTTTATGATAAGGATTCTAGTAGTCAAGATTTTTTTAGAGTGCAAAGCACAAGTGAGATTAGAGGAAAAATAAATAATAGTGCAAAAATAGGATTTACTACATCAATAGAAACAGGAACATATTACAATATAGGAGTTGAAAGAGATGGAACAAATAGAGTTGTAGTATATTTAAACGGAAGTGGATTAACACAAATAACTACATCAGGATATGAAGCTGGAGTTGTAAGTGGAACACTTGATATTGATGCTATTGGAGGAAGTTTAGATGGTATAATAAAAGAAGTAGTAATAACAAATAGTGCATTATCAAGTTCAGATAGATCAAATTTACAAGCATATTTAAATAACATATAATGGATAAAATATTAAATATAAATCTTGAAACACAAACAGCTCCAAAAGTTATTGAAAGTATATATAAGGATTATATAGAATATGGTACAGAAAATTGGGCTAATTTATATCCACAGTTTTTGATTGATTTGTATTATCATTCCAGTACCCATGCGGCAATTATTAACGCTACTGCGGAAATGGTAGCGGGGGAAGGATTAAATATTGTAGAAAATGATAATTTAGATGCAGATATAAAACTAAAACAATTTTTAGGTAATGCAAACGGTAAAGAAACATTACATGAAGTTGTAAAAAAGTTAGCATTTGATTTTAAATTACAAGGTGGATTTGCTATTAATATTATATATAATCAAGCACGTACTGAAGTTGTAGAAATACATCATGTACCAGTTGAAAAAATAAGAGCAGGAAAACCTAACGCATTAGGACAAGTGGATTGTTATTATGTATGTAGTGATTGGAGTAATACTAGAAAACATAAACCAATGAAAGTTCCAGCATTTAACATGAATGATAGAACAAGTCCTAGTCAAATACTATACATGGGTAATTATAGTCCAAGTATGGATATATATTTTACTCCTGATTATACTGCAGCGTGTAATTGGGCACTTGTAGATCAACGAGTTGCAGAGTTCCATTTATCCAATATAGAGAATGGATTTAGTGGAAGTTATTTCATAAATTTTTCTAATGGAATACCTACTGAAGAGGAAAGATTTCAAATAGAAAACAGTATTAAAAATAAATTTCAAGGAGCAAAAGCATCAGGAAAAGTAGTACTTACATTTTCAGATGATCAAACAAAAGTACCTGTTATAACACCAATTGAAGTATCAAACGCAGATAAACAATACCTTGCACTCCAAGAGCTCCTGGTACAAAATATTCTAACTGGACATAGGGTAACATCACCAATGTTAATGGGAATTAAGAACGATACTGGATTAGGTAATAACGCTGATGAATTAAATAGTGCATTTGAAGTATATTTGAATACAGTAATAAAACCATATCAACAAACATTATTAAAAGCGTTATCAAAAATATTCAGTATTAACAATATTGCATTACCACTAGAGTTTATACAAAATAAACCTATCACATCTAAATTTACAATTGAAGATATGAAAGAGGTAATGACAACGGCAGAGATAAGGGAAGAATTAGGATTACCACCATTAGAAGAAGGACAGGAATTAGGATTAGCAAAAGTAGGTAGTATTGTTACAGATGATATTGAATTACCATTATTTGATACAATAGAGGAAGCAGAAGCGGAAGCAGAAAGAATAGGTTGTTCTGGACATCATGTACATACGCAAGATGGAAAGGAATATTACATGCCTTGTGAAAATCATGAAGAAACAACAGAATTAGATAAATTTCTTGAAGAGTATGGAGAAGTTATTGATGATAATGAATGGTTATTAATAAGTGATGAAAAAGTTGAGGAGGAACACGGAGAATTTGATTTTGAACATGAATTAAATGATATATACAGACATGATTTTGCAAGAGTAGGAGAAAGTAAAGCGGACAGTAAATCAAAACAAGATGGTACTGATGGTGAAAACTTTTATAAAGTTCGTTATGAATATGCAACAGGAAGGACATCAGATGATAGTAGGGAATTTTGTAAAAAAATGTTAAGATCAGGAAAAGTTTATCGTAAAGAAGATATTATAGGACAAAAACATTCTTTGTCAAGTATTAGATGCAATCCAGGATTAGCTGGTAATAAAAAAGGAATTTATGATGTGTGGTTATGGAAAGGAGGAAAAAATTGTGGACATTTTTGGAGAAGGAAAATATATTTCTATAAATTAGGAGTTGCTAAAGGAACAAAAATTAGTCAAGCTACAGACGTTATAGGATTAGTTGAAGCAAGATCAAGAGGATTCTATCCAGAAGCTAATGATTCAAAAGTTAGTAGAATACCATATAATATGCCCAATAGAGGAGGAAAAAAATAAAATAATATATAAAATGAAAACAAAAGATAAATTTTACAAAAACTTAAGCGAATTTAACATACAAGAAAAACCTAAAGTGGAAAAGGTTGAATTAAAAGATGTGAAAACTTTAGAAAGGTTGATTAAAGAAGGAGATAGTTTGATATCTAAACATAATACAGCGGTGGACAAGTATCGTAAAGCAGATTCAGAAGTTGGAGATGCTATTTCTAAACTTAAGCAAAAAGAAGATGAGTGGGATAAACTAAGAGATAATTTTGTTAAAGTAAAAGAAGAAAATGAAAAAAGAACAAGAAATGCGCAAAAGAAAGCACACAAAGCTGAAGATGAATTTTATAAATTAGATGAAAAAGAAAAAAAATCAAGAAAAAAATATAAAGAATCACTAGGTGTAGTAGGAAAAATACAATCTGATTTAAGTAAATTAGAAAAAGATATAAAAACACAAATATCAATATTTGAAAATGGAGCAAAATCATTAGGAGTTGATGTATCAAACAAAGTAAAAAAATACAAATCTGCAGCAAGTGTAATTGGAAACAAAGCAAAAGCAATCGGAGCAGCTAATTAAAAAAAAATGGCAAATTACATATTATTCATATCAGAAAACAAGTTAAAAGATAGTACTGCATTAGGAGGTAATGTGGATAATGAATTTGTATTACCGTATTTAAAGGTTGCACAAAAAAAATATATAGAAACCAAACTAGGTACGGATTTGTTTGTTAAACTACAAACTGATATTAGTGGAGGTTCACTTGCAGGAGTTTACAAAACACTTGTAGATGATTATATACAGGATGCGTTGGTACATTGGGCTTTTTACGAATGTTTACCTTTTTTACGCATTAGAGTATCAAACAATGGTATAGGTGTAAAAACATCAGAAAACATTGAAAGTTTAACACAAGAGGATATGAGTAGTTTAAGGGAAGAAATTAGAAATACTGCGGAGTTTTATACGGAAAGGTTAGTTGATTATATAAGACATAATACATCAAGTTATCCTGAATACAATACAAATACAGGAGCGGATATATCACCGAGTAAAGTGTCGTATTATAGTGGTATGAACATTGAAAGAGCTACAAGGAAAGATAGAGGAGGAATGATAACGTTAGATGATTTTTTAACACCTGATCTTAACCCATAATGAAAAAAAATTATAAACCTAAAGTCAAAAACGAAACGGCTTTAAAAAAATACATAAAAAGTGCCACTAAAAACAGCAACAAAGGACACCGCAGAAACAATATTTGTAAATAGTTCTGTAATAGGATTTACAACATTTGCAGAAATTGAAATGGTATTGAAAATATTGTTATTAGTATTAACTATAGGTTATACTGTAAATAGATGGTACACACACTATAAAAAAAATAAATAATGAACATACTTTGTAAAATATTATATTATATAACAGGAAAATCTATTTGTTTAGGTAAATGTGATATAAAATGTAAAAAAAAATAATGAGTTTAAAATATTTTAAATTATCTGAATTTGATAGTCCTGATTTGGAAGGATCAGGTAGTATGATGAATCAAGAATTTTTATATAAATTAGATGAAGCAAGACATACAGCAAATATACCATTTGTAATTACAAGTGGATATAGAACCGAGGAATACCAAGAAGATTTAACAAGAAGAGGATACAAAACAGCTAAAAAAGGAACATCACCACATTTAAAAGGTGTTGCAGCTGATATAGCATGTAACAATAGTACTAATAGATGGATAATAATAAACAATCTATTGTTAGCAGGTTTTACAAGGATAGGTATAGGAGATACCTTTATCCATGTAGATTTGTCTACATATAAAGGACACCGACAAAACGTAATTTGGACATATTAACTAAATTTTATTATATTATGGAATTATCAAACATTGATTGGACTACATTAATTTGGAGTTTGATTGCAAT